CTTACGGAAAACCAAACAAAAGAATACAAGAAATATTATCACAGGATGATTTATTTAATAATAAAAATGAAAGAAGTGATGAAGTTAATTTTTCTCTAAACCTTGAAAAATATCCAGAGCTTTATTACCATAAAAAATTAGGCTTTAAACAAATTCATTATGACATAGCATACGAAGCGCAAAAACAATTTGAAAAACAAATGGTTGAAACATTAGACAAATGTATAACTAATCACAAAAATATAATTATAACAGGAGGTTGTGGTTTAAATGTAGTATTTAATTATCGACTTAAAAAAGCACTACCTAAAGATATTAATTTATATATTGATCCGTTATGCGGCGATGAGGGTAACAGTATAGGTGCAGCCATAACATATGGTAAATACTGTGGAGAAAGAAATAATTTTGACAGTATTTATTTAGGGCCAAAGCCTAAGTACAACATAGAAAAAGGAAATGATAAAATAGAAGATGTTGTAAAACATTTAGTTGATCAAAAAATAGTAGGACTTTATCAAGGCAGTGCTGAAGCGGGACCTAGAGCTTTAGGAAACCGATCATTATTACTAGATCCTAGAATTAAAGATGGTAAAGATATAATGAACAAAGTTAAAAACCGAGAATGGTTTAGACCGTTTGGTGCATGTATTCTTGAAGAGGAAGCAGGCAAATGGTTTGACATGGCGGGCTTAAAAAATTCTCCATACATGCTGTATGCTGTTGAAGCTTTAGAGGGTGTTAAAGAAAAAATACCAGCAGTTATCCATGTTGATAACACTTGTCGAATACAAACAGTCAACGAAAAACAAAATCTTGTTTTGTATAACTTATTAAAATTATTTAATAAAAAAACAGGAGTGCCTATATTGATGAACACTTCTTTTAATTTAGCAGGAGAACCATTAATAGACACTCCAGAAGATGCAATTAACACATTTAACAGATCAAATATAAATTGCATATACTTTGCCGACATAGAAAGGATTTATCAATAATGCATTTAAAACATAACGTATGGTTTTTTAGAGATGTTTTAGATAAAAAATGGTGTAACAATTATATAAAAAAATATAAAAACAAAGGTTTTAAAACTGGAAAAGTTGGTGGTGATGGATCTAAAATTACAGCACAACAAAATAAAAAAAGAAGAAATTCTTCTGTATCTTTTATTACAGAAAAAGAAGCGTATGAAAAAATAAATCCATACATACACAAAGCTAATAAAAATGCAGATTGGAATTTTGAAATTAGTTGGAACGAGGACATGCAGTTTACTAGATACACAAAAGGACAATACTATAATTGGCACATGGATATGTGGCATAGACCATATACTAACCACAGACACATCCAATACGAAGGTAAAACAAGGAAACTATCTTGTAGTGTTTTATTAAACGATCCCAGCGAATACAGTGGAGGAGATTTAGAAATAGGAAATACCAATAACGTTGATACTAGCCTTGAAGAAAATAAAGTAAACTTAAAACAATATAATTTAGGACAGGGTTCAATTATTGTTTTTCCTGGATTTATATGGCACCGCGTAACTCCAGTAACTAAAGGAACAAGATATAGTTTAGTAATGTGGACTTTAGGAAAACCATATGTTTAGTAAAAATAAATATCAAATATGTAAAAATATAATTAGTAAGGAATTAGCTAATTTTTTATTTAATTATTTAAGAATGAAAAAACAAACTTTTTATTCTTTAAAAAGATTGGGCATAAATAATAAACTGTTGGGCGTTGATGGTGACGAACAAGCACCGGGAAGCTATTCTTGTTATTCAGATATTGCTATGGAAACATTATTAGCGGCTACTAATGAAACACTAGAGAAAAAAACAAAACTTAAGTTATCCCCTACCTACACATACACTAGGTTATATAAAAACGGAGATCAATTAAAAAAACATAAGGACAGATTTAGTTGTGAAATTTCGGGTACTTTAAATTTAGGGGGTGACATGTGGCCTATATATCTACAAGACATTAAAGGAAAAGAAATTAAAGTTAAATTAAATGCAGGAGATGCCTTATTATATTCTGGAACTATTTTACCTCACTGGAGAAAACCTTTTGAAGGTTATATGTGTGGACAAGTGTTTTTACATTACAATAACAAAGCAACAAAAGGTTGGGATAAAAATCTTTTTGATAGCAGACCTCATTTAGGTTATCCATTTAAAACATGATAAAAATTTTAGATAATTTTGTACCTTTAAATATACAAAATAAATATATTGAATTATTAAACAGTGAAGAAATTGCATGGTTCTTTATGAAAGATTTAGTTGTTAAAAAAAATAATATAAATTTTAAAAATGAAAACATAACAGACACGTTTGCTATGGTGCATATATTGTTTGACAGTCAAGGAATAAACTCAAAGTTTTATGGACTATTCTCGTCAATATTAAATTTTTTTTGTGTAAAAGAAAAAATAAAAATTAAAGATATGATTAGAGTAAGGATAAGAAGAACTTTTCAAACTAAAGATCACTCAAAAGAAAAATATAATGTGCCACACATAGATGTTAAAGAACATCTACCTTACAAAACTTTATTATATTACGTAGATGATTCTGACGGCGATAGTGTTTTTTTTAAAAACACTATATCTGATAATATATTACTAGATACGGATGCTGTGATAGATAAAAAAATATCTCCTAAAAAAGGAAGAGCTATATATTTTGATGGAGACATATACCACTCAGGCAATTGTCCAATTGACTTTAACCAAAGGACCGTTATAAACTTTGATTTTAAAGTATGAAAGATTTTATAAAAAAATATTTAACTAACGTTAAACAGGCTACTAAAAAACAAAAAGAAAAAGAACTTTGGGATGTAGTTGGTATATTAAAAAACAGATTGAATGAAAAATTAAAATACGATCTTAGGCCATATAACATAGATAACCAAGGACGAGACGTAAAACCATTAACCAATAGATCTAAAGCAGATAAAATTGTTTTTGAACAAAAAGATAAATGGGTAATCGTTGAAGCAGTAGAGTTACATGGTTTTATTATTACACACAGATTAAAAGAAATTAATCTAGATGAAATTATTGATGCGTTAGAATGGAATATAAATATAAACAAATAAAAAATTTTCTTGATCAAGACACCTTTAAAAAAATTCAAGAAATAATGTTTTCAAATACCTTTCCATGGTTTTTTCATAAATCTCAAACTTCAGGTAAAAATGATAATTTTTTTATGGGACATAACTTTTACCATAACCATCAAAAAAATTCTGTGTATTATGATTTAATTATAAAACCTATTATTAAAAAACTTAAAGTTAACATGATAAATGAAATAAGAGCTAATTTATTATTTAAAACTAAAAAACATATACAATCAGAGTTTCATGTAGACAAAGAGTTTTTTTGCAATACAGCTATATTTTACATAAATAAAAATAACGGTTATACTTTATTAAAAGATAAAACTAAAATTACAGTAGAAGAAAATAAACTGTTAATCATAGATACAAAAACATATCATGCTGCAGTAACTGCAACAGATACGGACAGAAGGGTTGTAATAAACTTTAACTATTTATGATAACCTGTGAACAACATATGTTTGGTCCCTTGTTGTATAAAACACAACTAAGCACACAAGATTTATCTAAAGTAAAAAAACTTTGTAGTAAAAAAAACGAAGACGCTAGAAATACTTTAGCAGGAATTATTGATGATGAATATGTTATTGATGAAAAAAAATATGCAAAAATTATTCAACCCTACTTTCAACCTTTTCAAGAAAAGTTTCATTTTTGGTACAACATGCAATTATCAAAATTAAAATGTAATTCAGCATGGGTAAATTATATGAAAAGAAATGAATCAAATCCCCCACACCATCATTTAAACTGTGATCTATCTAGTGTCCTATATTTACAAATACCTTCTGCATTAAAAAAAGAAAACAAAAAGTACACAGGAAAATCTTCAGGTCCCGGATCTATAATTTTTACGTATGGAGAATCTAGAGACTACAACATTAATCAAAAAACATTTCTACCTAACAAAGGGGATTTTTTTATATTTCCTTATAACTTAAAACATTACGTATGTCCTTTTACAAGTAACGGAGAAAGAATATCTGTGTCAGCTAATTTTAAAATAATATGAAAACTATTATACTAGAGTCCTATGGTTTCCAGGATAGGTTTGAACACCACGACTTAGTTCAAGATCAATTAATTAATTTTATAAACAAAGCTGCAAATGATTTTGATTGTCATCCTAAAGATAAAATTGATTATTTAGATTGGCAGAAAAGCACAGATATGGATAGAGAATGGGTACGGTTTATAAAACCTTTACTAGAAAAACATTTTTTAAAATGCATTAAAAATTTAAAGTTAAACACTGTACATATTAGAAACCTATGGTTTCAAAAATATAAAAAAAACGGAGTGCATAACTGGCATATACATAGTAATAATTATACAGGAGTATATTATTTAAAATTTCCCGAACATTCTACTAAAACACAATTAGTCAACAAACAAAAAATATTAGAAATAGATGCTAAAGAAGGAGACATAATTATTTTCCCTAGCTTTGTGGTGCACAGATCACCTAAGATAACTGAAGATATAGAAAAAATTATTATATCATTTAACCTAGATTTTGATACACTTGAGGAGGATTATAAAGTATGAAATTTGCATTAAGAATTGAAAAAGAAATAAAAAGATCAACTTGCCTCTATGGTTTTGACTTTGATAATTTTGATGGAACAGATTTTATAGAAATAATAGATGATGTATTAAAAAACAATTCTAAATGGAATTACAATAGTAATGTTAAGGGAAAAAGAACAGAGAACATTTTTTTAAATAATGTTGTTTTTGAAAAAATTATGTTTTCTAGTAAAAATTATTTATCTTCTTTTACAGATTTATTAAACCCAGAATATACTATGTTAGATGCCTATGGTATTAGACTGGACAAAGGCGATTGGACCGCAAACCATAGACATGGCCAAGCTGATGTTTCTGGTATTCTTTATTTAAATAGTAGTAATCAAAAATTATTTTTTCCTGAACTTAAACTTTATGTTAAACCTGAACCAGGAAGAATTTTATTTTGGGATAGCTTATTAAGACATGAAGCTAAACCCAACCTTGAAAAAACACCTAAACATGCTATAGTTTTTAATCTATACTACGCAACAGGTTAATTTTCAGATTGAATTACTTCGTAATCTAATATAATAGCTAGTAAACAGGATTTTATATGCTACAAAAACTAGGCTTTTTACCAGGATTTAATAAACAAGTTACGTCAACCGGCGCTGAATCACAGTGGACAGGTGGCACAAATGTACGTTTTAGATATGGTACACCTGAAAAAATAGGTGGTTGGTCTCAATTAGGAGACAGTAAATTAACCGGTGCAGCTAGAGGTTTGCATCACATGGTTAATAAAGAAGGTATTAAATACGCAGCTATTGGTACTAATAGAATTTTATATGTTTACTCAGGAGGAGTGTACTACGATATACATCCTTTAGTTAATCCATCAGGG